TAGTTTTAGTTCCTGTTTGATCACTTTGATATTTTATATATTCGGTTATTAATAAAATATCTCTAAAAAATAAATTTGATGATTTTAGTGTAAGTGTTTTATCATTATAATTTATTTCAGAATTTTCAATAATATAACAACAATCAGTTTTAATTAGTTTTTTAATAAAATCGGGAAGAATTATTTTAGATGTTATTATTCTAGTAGTTTTTAAAATTTCATTATCTATTTTTCTATCTATTATATCAACTGATATAACAGAATCATTATATTTATTTGGATATTTATTCCAATGAAAATAAGATACTTTATTCCACGAATGATTAAAAATATGTATTATTTCAAAATTTGTCATCCTTATAATAAAATATAAATTAATGTTTATAATATATATAAAATAATAAATACTAATAAATATAAATGTTTTCTCATAATATTGCAAAAAATTATAATGTCTTAACAAGATTTACAAATAATATTATTATTACTAATGGTATTGGAAGTAGATTAATCGATATGTATCAAAATTCATATTTAGATGCAACTTCTTCATATTGTTCTGCAAACTTAGGTCATCAACATGACCATTTTAAAAAAATATTAATAAAACAATTAGATAATCTTTCTATTTGTCCTAGATATGTTGAAAATAATAAATTAAATAATTTAGGTAATGTTATTAGTACCTATTTTTCAAATAAAATGAATTTAAAAGATAAACAATATTTACAAGTTCTTCCTTCTTGTAACGGTGTAGATACTGTAGAAACTGCTATTAAATTATCCAGAGCATGGGGATTTGAAAAAAAAGGAATTCCTTTATCAAAATCTAAACAAATATTTATGGATGGAAATTTTCATGGCAGAACTTTAGGAGCTATTTCAGTTAATAATTATGATTATCAACATAAATTTTATCCTAAAGTTCCTAATTTGATTAATATTCCATTTAATGATATTGAAAATTTAAAATTTTATTTAGAACATCGTAAAACTCATGAAATAGTTTCAGCTATTTTTATTGAACCTATTCAATGCGAAGGAGGAATTAATATTCCAGATTTTGATTATTTATATCAGGTAAGAAAATTATGTGATAAATATAATATATTACTTGTTTGCGATGAGATACAAACGGGTTTATTTAGAACTGGTAAATTATTATGTTCCGAAAAATATAATGTTAAACCAGATGTTGTATTGTTAGGCAAGTCTTTAGGAGGTGGATATTTACCTGTATCAGTATGTATTTCATCAAATGAAATTATGTCTTCTATTAAAGAAGGAGAACATGGAAGTACATTTGGAGGATATCCATTAGGTTCTGCTATGGCGGCAGAAGTAATAAAATATTTACATCACTATAATTATGAAAAGACACTTCTACAATTATCTTCGGAATATTATTATAATTTGAAATTATTACAAGAAAAATATAAATTTATTAAAAATATTAAAATAGAGGGATTCTTATTTGGAATAGAATTAGATTGTGCAGTTTCTGCAGATAAAATATGTAATGATTTGACAAACCATAATATTTTAATTAGGCCAGCAAAAAATAATACTATTAGATTATCTCCTCCGTTTATTATTACATCTGAAGAAACAAAAGAATTATTTGATGGTTTTAATAAATCATTTGATAAAAATGATTAAGAACATTTTACATTATTAAATATCATTTCTAAAATATTTAATTTATCTTTATTTTGATACATATATTGTCCAAATCCTGTAAATATAAGTATATATATAAGAATAGTTATAGATTTTCTTATTGTTGAAAAATCTCTAGCAAGTTCTTTATCTGATTTAGATTCATTATAAGTTTTTTGTATTTTAAAACTTTGATCAATTAATAGTAATAAAATTACAGGAACTGAAAAATAATAATTACATTTTATTAAAAATAAAAACATAAAATAAACAAGTATTGTATATAACCATGTTTCATAAACAGTTTTTATAGATGATCCGTTAATTACAGAGAATAAAAAGAAAAATGATATAATTCCTGCAATATGTCTAAATACTAAATTATTTTGCATAAAATTTCCAATATCGCAACCAACATTGAAAAATCCAAACATTACCCATAAATAAATAGATGATAAAACAAAAACAGTATTATAATTTTCAGAATTATGTGCTTTTTTATGTATTTCTGATTCTGTTTCATGATGAATTTCTTTTTTAGGTTCGTGTTCATTTTTAATTGTCTTTTCTGAATGAATATTTATCATTATAAATTATATATTTATAAATAAAAAAAATTAATTGTGTACTACTACATATTCATATCCATTATGTTGATGAATAGTATATTTTTTACCTTTAGGTACAACAAAAATTTTCAATGTACAAAAACCTTTACTACAAGTAATGTATTTTTCCGGAAGACCTAAAATATTTGCCATAAAATCATAATATAATGATTCATATTCTTCTTCTGAAAGATATTTTAAACCATCTAATAAAAATCTATATTCTGGAAGACACGATTTATCTTCAATGAATCTTATAATTCGACTATCATAGATCATTTGATTTTGAATATTTACAGGTAATTCTTTCATAAAAGTAGACCAACCAGTTCCAAAATCTGGTGAATACAAAATTACTTCATCTCCATTAGATGAAATAATTTTTTTATAATTTGGTTCGGCATCAATTTGTTTACAATAATATTTTGATGACTAATTCGGATCGGAAATTCTAATTCTTTTTGTTGTTTCAAAGATAATGGATTAGCATTAGAAGTTTTAGAAGCCATATCTGCATAAGATAAAACAGTTGACATTTTTATATTGTTTTAATAATTATATTTATAATTTTAAATATATTATTTTCAATTTTTTTCACAAATAATACATTTCCATATTAATACACCATCTCCATCATCATCTCTAGAGCGATAATGAATTGTTATTGTGTTGCAATTATTACAGTTTGTATTATATTCTTGTAATAAAGAATATGCATTTTTTGAAATATGAATACAATTTACATTATTATGTGGTTTAGCTTGTGGAAACATACCTTTATGATATCTCCATATTGATTTCCATTTTAGACAATGATACCAACAAGTATTTGATTTATGACCATGACAATAATAACAATGATTTTCTATATTATGATTTTGTTGACAGTTAGATGAATATTCACACATGATAAGATATATAATTAAATTATTCTATTTAATATAGATATTTTTATATTTCAAATTTTTTGAAAAAAAATTGATTTTTTAATTGTTATAATATATTATATCAAATAACTTATTATAAACAATGGAATATACACTTCAATCTGTATGCGAGAAATATAATCTTGTTTTAGAAAAAGAATATGATTCATATTTAAATAAACTTGTTAATATTTTTAATAATAAAATAACAGAAGAAGATTTAGCATTATCTGATCCAATGATTAATAATATATTTGGATTGTATTTTCAATATGAAAAAAAAGATGTTTCTAAAATGATGGAATATTATCAATTAGCAATTGAAAGGAATAATGTTAATTCTCTTTATAATTTATCACTTTATTATTATGATCAAAAAAATTATGAAGAAATGTTAAAATATTTAAATCAGGCTGATGAAAAAGGATATATCAAAGCGTCGTTATTATTCTTAAATTATTATGGTGAACAAAAAGATTTTCCTAATATGTTAAAACATTTACAAAAAATATTAGATAATGGAAATGAGAAATATAGTTTAATCGGAATGTATAATGCCGGTGTAATATATAAAAATAATGGAAATACTCGTATTGCCGAAAATTATTGGATTCAATGTTCTAATCGCGGATACGTTAAGGCTACATTTGCCCTTGCATGTTATTATTCTTTACCTGAGGTTTTAGATTTAGAAAAAAGTTCTTCCTGTCTAGCTATTGCGTTCCTACAAGATTATAATTATATGATATCTACATTAGATAAAACTCTAGATTTATTCGATTTTATAAATGTTTATTATGAAAATAATGGAGAAAATCATAATATTTATTGTAAAAAATGTAAAACAGAAACATCTAGTAAAATTAATATTAATAAAATAATTTCTAATGGAAAAACAATAATTAAAAAATGTGATAATTGTCAAACACAGGTTATCATTGATTTTTGTCAAGATTGTAATAAAATACAATGTATTTGTTAATTTATTCATCTTCGTCGCTTGAAACAGGTTCGCCTAATTCAATCAACATTTTACGTCTCTTCAAACGAGCCATTTTTTCTTTTCGAGTTAGATTTTTTTTATTTTCTTTAATTTTAATGGTATTACCTAATGCATCAACCATTTCGGTATCTTTAACAATTTCTATTTTTTCTCCTACAGCATTACGCATCCAATCAGGATCACCTTTAATATTTAAAATAGAATTTTCAATTACCCAAATTTCTTTACAAACACTATGGCAAAATTGTTCATCGTGGGTAATAATCATAATACCTCCTTCAAATTCTTTAATGGCTTCTGATAATGCTGCTAAACCATCTCGATCAATGTTGTTAGTAGGTTCATCCAGAATTAAAATATGAGGAAGCATCCAAAGTGCCGCACCGATAACAACTTTTACTTTATCTCCATTTGACAAGTGTTTAATTTTAACATGAGAAATATTTTCACGAACCATTCCAACTTTCTCTAAATGATTCTCAATATTTTGTTGTGTCAAAGCCATCTTATATTGTCCTTCAGATGCTTCACATTTAGAATCAATAATTTTTAACATTTTAATATATCCTCGTTTTACTAAATCTTCTTCTCCTAACCATTGATTTAAATCCAAAGAACAATTTTCAAGTTCTGCTTCATATTCTCTTCCAATACGACCAACTCGACGTCCACCTGTCAATCGTTTAATTGTTTTTTTAACTTTTTTACCATCCATATCAATTAATACTTCAGTGACTAATGCATTAATTTCTTCATCTGACATTTGCATGTTAGATTTACTTAGTTCCTCTTTATCCTCCCCTGTAGCATAACGCCATTGAATATATTCATTAGGTGTTTTATCAAGATGATTCGAAATATGAGCAAATGCATGTTGAGCAATATATCCAATTTTAACACCTGGATATGACCAAACAGAACCAGATTGAGGCTCTAATTGTCCTGTTAAAATTTTAACAGCAGTTGATTTTCCAGCACCATTAGGTCCGAGTAAACCAACTATTTCGCCTTGTTTCACGTTCACGGAAACATTGTTTACTACAGTTCTGTTTTTGTAGCGCTTTATCAGATTATTAGTATGTATAGTAAGTTC